ATGGGTTATGAAGGTCAACAAGAATTCTTTTCTAAGTTTGGTTTAGAAATTAAAGATTCTATTAAAGTAATGGTTTCTAGAAGAGCCTTTTCATTAAGAGTTCCACAAAATTCATTCACACGACCACGAGAAGGTGATTTGGTTTATGTGCCGTTCTTAAATGGTACCGGTGAATTGTATGAAATTACCTTTACTGAACAAGCTAAAGATTTTGCCATGTTAGGTCGTAAACAACCATACTTCTATGAATTAAAACTTGAGAAATTTAAATATTCACAGGAAATTATTGGTACTGGTGTTGAAGATATTGACCACGTTGTTAATGATTCTGCTTACATGATTAAATTGGATCTGCCTACAGGTACAGATGCTTACACAATACATGAAATTGTTTATCAATCAGCAGATCAAACACAAGCCAACGCAACTGTAGTAGCCACGGTACAAGAATTTAATATTAATACACTTGGCAATATTTTAATGGTAAGTAATATTGCTGGAGAATTTATTGATGGATTTGAAATTATTGGTGCATCAAGTAATACAAGATATGTATTATCAGGTTACGATCCATTATTAGATAATTCATTTAATGAAACTTATGATAACAAACTGATTCAGCAAAATGCAGATGCTATTACAGATTTTTCTGAATCAAACCCATTCGGACCAATTTAATGTCAACCCCAACATATAATCGTGCCATTCGAAAATTGGTTATTGGCTTTGGTAATTTATTTAATAATATTACTTTGGTACGTTACAATCCAGATTTAAGTGAAGCTGAAAGAGTTTTGGTGCCAATCGTCTATGCCACTAAAGAGTTGTATGTTAGGCGTTTAGAAGATGATCCAGATTTAAATAAAAAAATTCAAACAGCATTACCAAGAATGTCTTTTGAAATGTCTGGATTAAATTACGATTCATCCAGAAAATTAAATACTAATTCTAAAACATTTGCTAAAACAACCACAGGTGTTGTATCACAATACAATCCAGTACCATATAATTTTGATTTTGATTTATACATCTATGTAAGAAATATTGAAGATGGAACACAAATTATTGAACACATTCTTCCATTCTTCACACCAGATTATACTATTAAATTAAATATGATACCTGAGATGGGTATTATAAAAGAAGTTCCTGTAATTTTAAATTCAGCCACACATGATATTATCTATGAAGGTGACAGAAATTCTGAAACTCGAATGATTATTTGGACTTTGAATTTTACTGTTAAAGGATTTATTTTTGGTAAAATATCTGAAACTGGTTTAATTAGAAATTCAATTACAAATATATTAAATAATATTACATCAGAAGATACTGTTTTGTTTAATATGGCAAATACAGGATTTGGTTCGTATCAAACTGGTGAAATTGTTTATCAAGGTTATTCTGCACAGACAGCATCAGCATCAGGTAAAGTTATATTGTGGTCAAATAATGTATTACATCTTAAACAAATTTCTGGACATTTCGTTTCAACACAACCCATCGTAGGTTTGGTAACAAATTCGAATTATGTGTTCAATTCTTACCAAGTTCAACCACAAACATTGGCACAAATAGTGGTTACTCCAACACCAACGGATGCTAATTCCAGCACACCACATACATATACTACCACAATAACAGAAACGCCAGATATTAATCCAATTGTTACAACTTCATCCAATTTCTCTGGTGATATGTTAACACAATTTGGATTAGATAATTTAGAAAAAGAACAAGAAAACCCAATCGATTTAGGATCATAAAATGCCAAGAACATTACAATTTAAACGTTATGGAACATTAAGATTAGCCAATACGGCAGGCGCAAATGGTGAATTAATTGTTGACAGTACAACTAAAACACTTACTGTTCATGATGGTACAACTTTAGGTGGTTCTAGATTGGCATCAGAATCTTATGTTCAAACAACAACAGGTATATTTTTGGCCCAAGCCGCATTTAACAGAGCAAATACGGCTAGCTCGAATACAGTTTTGTTACAAGGAGCAATGAACACTGCTAATAGTTCTATTAATGCGGCTGCACAAACTGTTCCTCAAAATGCACAAACAACAAATTATACATTACAAACAAGTGATGCAGGTAAACATATTTACTATACACAAGCTTCTAATACAACATTGTATATTCCATGGAGTTCAAACGCAAGCTTCTCAAATGGTACAACCATTATGATTATTTCAAGAACATCATCAAGTGCAAACGTAACAGTATCACCAAATACTGGAGTAACAATGTATCTTGCAGGCAACACAACAAGCGCTTCACGAAACGTTACTACATATGGTATGGCTACATTAATTCAAGTTGCGGCAAACACATGGTTCATTAATGGTACAGGAATAGTATAACTATATAATATTATGAATGACTTGAATAAAAATTTATCTGAAATATTTGATGTAACGCCGGTAACAGAAGAAAAAAAATCTACTTTACCGGTGACATCAGTTCACTACGATGAGTCGGATGCCAAACAAGATTTGACAGATGCTTATCAACAATCAAAAGAAAATATTCAAGGCATCATTGACCAAGGCAAACAAGCCATGGAAGATATATTGGAGATTGCCAAAGCAGGACAACATCCACGAGCATTTGAAGTTTATGGTGGTTTACTAAAAAATATGGTAGACGCCAACAAAGAACTTTTAAATATTCAAAAACAAATTCGTGAGATGGATAGTTCCAAAAAAGAAACAAATAATACCACAATTGATAAAGCTATTTTTGTTGGTTCAACTAGCGAACTTAGTAAATTATTAAAAGGCAAAACTTAATGAAGTTATTTGTGAATGTGGCATTTCATCATGTACTAGAAAGAATAGAAGGTTTTTATAAAACAATAAATGCGCTTCGTGAAATCCATGATGTAAAAATTATTGTCAATAGTAATATAAATTTTGACGATAGTTTACCAATTCATGTTTCAAACTTGGTAGACCCTTACCATCTTACATGGGAACATAAAAAATACATGCAAGAGTTTCTAGATTCTGATTACACACACTATGCTTATTTGGAAGGTAATATTGAAGTAACCAAAAAAACATTTGATTATTGGAATAAAACAAATCAATTATTTAAAAAAAATAATTTAAATTTTATACCTGCTGTACATAGAGTTCAAGTTGTTGATGGGCAAACCTATTCATTAGATTGTACACATCATATTCGAAATAGACCAGTTGTTGAAGTAGAAGGTCAAAAATTTGTTTCGTTGGCAGAACCATATCAAGGCATGTTTATTATGGACCGAGAAATGGTTGAAGAACATATACAATCAGATTACTTTAATCTTGGTCAAAAACACACATATGGTATTCGTGAATCTGCCAATCTAGGAAACATGTATGTTAATATACCTTCCGGTTATCCACATAGAGCAATGATTCCACTAAATAATTTTTCTGATTGTTTGGTTTCACATTATGGCACCGACTACCATAGAAATCCAAATTCTCCACATGCAAAAATAAAAATAGAAGAATTATTTAATGGCTAAGCAAACCAAACAAAGTTATAGAGATAATCCGCTCTTAAAAAGAGTTGGTGTTGATGTTAGCTTTTCAGAAGAACAAGTTGAAGAATATATTAAATGTTCCAAAGATCCAATTTACTTTGCCAAATATATTAAAATTATTACCCTTGATGAAGGTGTAACCGATTTTAAAATGTATGACTTTCAAGAGGACATGATTAGAACGTTTTATAATAATCGTTTTACAATTATGAAATGTCCTCGACAGGTTGGTAAAACAACCACAACTGTGGCATTTTTATTATGGACAATACTGTTTCAAGACTCACAAACGGTTGCCGTACTTGCTAACCGAGGTGAAACTGCTCGAGGTATTTTAGGAAAGTTACAGTTAGCGTATGAGAACCTACCTATGTGGTTACAGCAAGGTGTGGTTGAGTGGAATAAAGGCCGTGTAGAACTAGAGAACGGATCTGTAATCATCGCCTCCTCTACTTCATCCTCAGCTGCTCGTTCCGGTTCGTTTAACATTGTATTCTTAGACGAGTTTGCTTTCGTACCATCTAATATTGCCACAGATTTCTTTACCTCAGTTTATCCAGTTATTACGGCTGGTACAAAAACAAAGATTATTATTGTTTCTACTCCTAATGGCATGAATCTGTTCTATAAGATTTGGACTGATGCAATCAATAAAAAGAATAATTATACACCATTTGAAGTTCATTGGTCTATGGTACCAGGCCGTGATGATGCTTGGAAAGAAGAAACAATTCGTAATACTTCAGAACACCAGTTTAAGCAAGAGTTTGAAACTGAGTTTTTAGGTTCGACCAACACTTTAATTTCTGGTACTGTACTACAAAGAATGGTTTATCAACAACCTATTGCCGATCATGATATGATGTTGGTATATGAAAATCCGGTTAAAGGTGATGATAATGAAACGAAAGATCATTTGTATTGTATTACTGTTGACGTTTCAGAAGGTCGAAATTTAGACTGTTCTGCTTTCTCCGTTATTGATATTTCAACCACTCCATATAAACAAGTGGCAAGATATAAGAGTTCATCAATTTCTCCAATATTATTTCCAACCGTAATATATAATGCAGCTAGGCTATACAATGATGCTTATATTTTAGTTGAAATTAATAACAATCCACAGGTAGCCGATGTTATTCACCAAGATTTAGAATACGAAAATCTATGGAAAGTATTTACAGGTAACAAACAACCACAACAATTGTCATCCGGTTTTGGTCGTGGAGTACAAATGGGTGTCAAAATGTCAACGGCAGTTAAACGGGTTGGTTGTTCTAACCTAAAAACTCTGATTGAAAGTAATAAACTTGTGATTCCAGATTTTGATACCATCTCGGAATTAACAACATTTGTGGCTAGCAAGACTTCTTTTGCGGCTGAAGATGATAATAATGATGACTTAGTAATGACTTTGGTACTTTTTGGATGGGCAGCCACTCAAAAATACTTTAAAGAAATCGTGAACCATGACATCCGGAAACAGATTCAGTTGGAAAATATGAATCAAATGGATGAATTAAACTTACCGGCACCCATCATTGAAGATGGTAGAGAACATAAATTTGAAGTACTCGATGGAGATTTATGGGAATCGGCCGATGGTAATGAAGTTTATGCTGGATATTTTAGAGAAACCTTTAGGAATCTCTAAATATGGTCTTACATAAATATCTGTATGGTATCATAACTGCCAAAAAATAATCAATATTCAAGGAGATAACAAATGGCATTTCAAATCTCTCCAGGCGTAAATGTTTCTGAGGTCGACTTAACTACAGTCGTTCCATCAGTACTAACTACTGCCGGTGCATTTGCTGGATCATTCGCATGGGGTCCTGTAAATAAAAGAATTCAAGTAGATAGCGAAATTACTCTCGTAAATACTTTCGGTAAACCAGATTCAAATACTGCAACAGCATTCTTTAGTGCTGCTTCATTTTTGGCATATGGTAATAATTTGCAAGTTGTTCGTGCCGCAAACACCAGCAGCTTTAATGCTGATTCTGGTGTAGGAACAAACACTCAGATCGCTAATGAAGATGTATTCGAAAACACATTGTTGAATACCAATAACGCAAATGCATACGGTGCCTTCATGGCTCGTTATCCAGGTGCTTTAGGTAACTCAATTACTGTTTCTGTTGTAGACTCCGGTATTGCCGATTTTACAACATGGACAGTAAATGGTGTTGGTGTGTCTGGTTACTTTAATGGTGTTCCAGGAACATCTTCACAAGCAACTGCCGCTGGTGCTTTGTATGATGAAATTCACGTTATTGTAATGGACACAGGTGGTTTAATTACTGGTGTTCAAAATACAGTATTAGAAGTATTCCCATACCTCTCAAAAGCTTCCGATTCTACTGATTCATTGGGCAATTCAAACTATTACAAAAATGTAATTTACAAACAATCCAAATATGTTTATGCTGTTGATCCAGTAAACTATTCTTCTACTGTTGCTACATGGGGTAGACCTTTGGCTGGAGTAACATTTGCTCAGTTGACAACTTCATTCACTTCTGCATTAACCGGTGGTACAGATTTGGTTGTAAGTAATGCAAACTTAGTTACTGCTTATGGACTATTTCAAAATGCTGAAGAAGTTGATATTTCATTAGTTGTAACTGGTGGTGCTAGTTCCACAGTACAACAATATGTAATTGATAACATTGCAAATACTCGTAAAGATTGTTTGGCCTTTGTATCTCCTCCATCTTCTGCTGTTGTTAACCAAGCAGGAAATGAAGTAACCAATATCAATTCTTGGAACACAACTTTGGCACGTTCAACATCATATGCTGTTGCCGACTCTGGTTGGAAGTATATGTTTGACAAGTACAACAACGTATATCGTTGGGTTCCTTTGAACGGTGATATTGCTGGTCTTTGTGTAAACACCGACAATGTTCGTGATCCATGGTTCTCACCTGCTGGTTTCAATCGTGGCAACTTAAAGAATGTTGTTAAGTTGGCATGGAATCCAAACAAAACTCAACGTGATTCTTTGTATGCAAAAGGAATCAATCCTGTTGGAACTTTCCCAGGTAACGGTACAGTATTGTATGGTGACAAAACTCTACAATCTAAACCATCCGCTTTTGATCGTATCAATGTCCGTAGATTGTTTATCGTTCTTGAAAAATCTGTTGCTCAAGCAGCTAAGTATTCTATGTTTGAATTCAATGATGAATTTACTCGTGCTCAGTTTGTTGCTCTAGTAACTCCATTTTTGCGTGATATTCAAGGTCGCCGTGGTATCTATGACTTCCGTGTTGTTTGTGATACTACAAATAATACACCAAACGTTATTGACTCCAACCAATTTGTTGGTGACATTTATATTAAACCCGCTCGTTCAATCAATTTCATTCAGTTAAACTTTGTTGCTGTACGAACTGGTGTTGATTTTACTGAAATCGTTGGTCGGTTCTAATAAATAATTCAACGATATAGGAGAAAAAAATGGCATTCAATGTAGCAGAATTTAGATCGAATATGATTGGTGACGGTGCCCGTCCCAATCTGTTCCAAGTTACGTTAACTTTTCCAACAGTAGCAACTAATGGTGTGGCAGCAGGACAAAAAGCCACATTTATGGCTAAAGCAGCACAGTTACCAGGTTCAACAGTTGGTACTGTTCCTGTATATTACTTTGGTCGTGAACTAAAGTTTGCAGGTAATCGTACATTTACTGACTGGACATTACAGATTATTAATGATGAAGATTTCACAGTTCGTAACTCTTTGGAGTCATGGATGAATGCAATCAATTCACATTCAGGTAATGTTCGTGCGGCTGGTGCAGCAAACCCATTAGGTTACACCGTTGATGCGGAAGTAACACAATACGGAAAAACTGGCGAAGCTTTGAAAACTTACAAGTTTGTTGGAATGTATCCACTTGATTTGTCACCAATTGATTTAGATTGGGGTTCAAATGACACTATTGAAGAATATGCAGTAACATTCGCATATCAATGGTGGGAAACAAATACAACTAGTTAATATACATTATTTTACGGAGAGGACTTCGGTTCTCTCCATTATGTTTTTTTGAATTGGATTAAAATACTATGGCAAATAAATTCTCACTCTTCGGTTTTACAATTGCACGAGATAAAGAGCAAAATGCTCAAACCGTGGAAGCCTCATTTACGCCTCCGGCTAATGATGATGGTGCACTTACTATTACTTCTGCCGCTTATTATGGTACTTACGTTGATCTTGACGGCACCGCTAAAAATGATGTAGAACTTATTTCTCGTTATCGTGAAATGGCTATGCAACCAGAAATTGAATCAGCT